GAGTACGAGAAGACTCCTACTGATGCACTTAAAAAAGAGATCGCCAGATGTAACAACATTCAAATGGCGAAGAAGATTTCTCTTAACTCTGCTTATGGTGCTATTGGTAATCAATACTTCAGGTATTACAAACTAGCAAACGCAGAAGCTATTACTTTGTCTGGTCAGGTCTCGATTCGCTGGATCGAGAACAAGATGAACGACTATCTAAATAAACTTTTGCAGACAGAAGGCGAAGATTATGTCATCGCATCTGACACCGACTCAATTTATCTTAATCTCGGACCTCTTGTTACTAAATTTCTTAGTAGTAAGTCTGGCGATAAAGCAGCAGTTGTGGGGTTACTTGACAAGATCTGCCAGGAAAAACTGGAACCTTTTATTGAGGGTTCATATCAAGAACTTGCAGATTATGTTTCGGCATATGAGCAAAAAATGAGTATGAAGCGGGAGAATATCGCTGATCGTGGTATTTGGACTGCTAAGAAGAGGTATATTCTGAATGTCTACAACAGTGAAGGTGTAGCATATTCGGAACCTAAATTAAAAGTAATGGGCATCGAAGCCGTAAAGTCATCCACACCTGCTCCATGTAGAGCAATGTTAAAGGATGCCTTCAAGATTATGATGTCAGGGTCTGAAGATGATATGATTGACTACATCGACAGTTGCCGTAATAAATTTAAGTCACTTCCTCCTGAAGAGATTTCTTTTCCACGGTCAGTTAGCGATGTAAATAAATTCAAATCATCATCAGACATTTATTCTAAGGGCACCCCTATTCATGTGAGAGGAGCACTTCTTTTCAATCACTATATTAAGGAGAAGAAGCTCACTCACAAATATTCTCTCATCAACAATGGAGAGAAGATCAAGTTCTGCTATCTGAAAAAACCTAATATCATTCATGAGAATGTTATTTCTTTCATTCAGGATTTTCCTAAGGAACTTGGCATACAAAAGTATGTCGATTATGACTTGCAGTTTAACAAGTCATTCTTAGAACCCTTAAAAATTATTCTTGATGCCATCGGGTGGAGCGTTGAGAAAACTGTAAACTTAGAACTATTCTTCACATGACCGACAAAGAAAGGTGGAACAGAGGACTTGACATTTTTATCGAAAGTGTACTGGAACCTGATTCAGATCTAAGAGCCTTTGCTCACGAGGAGGAGTGTTATCACGAACTCATGTGGGTTCGGGAAAATGTGCTAGAATATCTAAAGACATTGAGATGGGAACAAAACTAAATGGATTTTCTGAAAGAGATCGTGAAGGAGGTTGGTGGTGAATACACCCAACTTGCTGCAGATATCAATGACTCTGAAACATATGTGGACACGGGTTCGTACATTTTTAACGGACTCGTTTCAGGTAGTATTTTTGGTGGTGTATCTGGGAATAAGATTACTGCCATTGCTGGGGAGTCTTCTACTGGCAAAACTTTCTTCAGCCTCGCTGTCGTTAAAAATTTCCTTGATAGCAATCCTGATGGGTATTTCTTATATTTTGACACTGAAGCGGCTGTTAATAAATCTCTTCTCACAGATCGGGGTATCGACCTCAATCGCCTGGTTGTAGTCAATGTTGTAACCATTGAAGACTTCCGTAGTAAGGCATTAAAGGCAGTTGATATCTATCTCAAGAAATCTGACGCCGAGCGTAAACCTTGCATGTTTGTGCTGGACTCTCTCGGTATGCTCTCAACAGAAAAAGAGATTACAGATGCCTTGAACGACAAGCAGGTTCGTGACATGACAAAATCACAACTTGTAAAAGGTGCGTTCCGTATGTTGACACTCAAGCTTGGGCAGGCTAACATACCTATGATCGTCACTAACCACACTTACGATGTCATTGGAGCTTATGTACCTACAAAGGAAATGGGTGGAGGTAGTGGACTCAAGTATGCTGCTTCTACAATCATCTATCTCAGCAAGAAAAAAGAGAAAGATGGCACAGAAATCGTCGGAAACCTTATCAAGGCTAAGACTGCTAAGTCGCGTCTGAGTAAGGAGAACAAAGATGTTACGGTGCGTCTCTATTACGATGATCGTGGTCTTGATAGATATTTTGGTCTTCTTGAGCTCGGTGAACTGGGTGGTCTCTGGAAAAATGTAGCAGGTCGTTATGAAATGAACGGCAAAAAAGTCTACGCTAAAGAGATCTATAAGAACCCAGACAAGTATTTTACAGAAGAAGTGTTGCAACAACTCGATGATGTTGCTAAGAAAGAATTTAGTTATGGTGAGTAATGCTGGATCGTATAGAACTTACCCTTCTGAGGAATCTCATCCATGATGAGGACTTCCTTAGGAAGGTCTTGCCTTTTATCAAAGAGGATTATTTTGAGGAGCGTGTAGAGAAGATCATATTTCAGGAGATCGCATCTTTTGCTCTAGAATATGATAAGGTTCTTACACCAGAGATTCTCAGTATTGAGATTCAGAATAGAGAAGATCTATCTGAACAAGAATTTAAGGATGCTGCAAATACTGTAGACATTCTTCGTGAGTCAGAAACTCACACACAATGGTTGCTGGACACTGTAGAAAAGTGGTGTCGTGATCGTGCCATTTACCTAGCTCTTATGGAGTCTATCTCCATTGCAGATGGTAAGGATAGTAAGAAAACAAGGGATGCTATCCCCAGTATTCTTTCCGACGCTCTAGCAGTGTCGTTTGACAATCATATTGGACACGATTACCTAGAAGATTATGAGCAACGGTACGAGTCATACCACAAGAAAGAGGACAAGATCCCATTTGACCTTGACTACTTCAACAAAATTACCAAGGGTGGTCTACCAAACAAAACGCTTAATGTTGCTTTGGCTGGCACTGGTGTTGGTAAGAGTTTGTTCATGTGTCATTTCGCAAGTTCAGTTTTACTCCAAGGAAAGAATGTGCTATACATCACGCTTGAGATGGCTGAGGAGAGAATTGCAGAAAGAATCGACGCTAACCTTCTGAATGTAAATATCAAAGATATTGTAGATCTTCCCAGACCAATCTTTGAAAATAAGGTTTCTAACCTTGCAAAGAAGACCCAGGGTTCTCTTATAATTAAAGAGTATCCTACTGCCAGTGCCCACAGTGGACACTTTAAGGCACTTCTTAATGAACTTGCACTTAAGAAGTCATTTAGACCTGATATTATTTTCATTGATTACCTTAATATATGCGCTTCCTCGCGCTATCGCGGTGCCATCGGTGTCAATTCATATAGCTATATCAAGGCTATTGCTGAAGAGCTTAGAGGACTCGCTGTCGAAGCGCAAGTCCCTATCGTATCTGCCACCCAGACCACTCGTTCTGGCTATGGTAGCAGTGATGTTGATATTACTGACACTTCTGAGTCCTTTGGTCTCCCTGCTACTGCTGATCTTATGTTTGCCCTTATTTCAACTGAAGATCTTGAAGGACTCGGGCAAATTATGGTGAAGCAATTGAAGAATAGATACAATGATCCTACCCTCAATAAGAGATTTGTTGTCGGTATTGACAGGGCAAAGATGCGGCTGTATGATTGTGAACAAAGTGAAGGTGGCGATCTTCTAGATAGTGGTCAGGATATTCCAATCACTAACGATACCGCAGATAAATTTTCTAAATTGAAATTCAATGATTAAACCATCTAGTGAAATATGGAATCAAATTTCCGTTACTAACAACCTTGAATTTGAATTTCATAATCTAGGAACAAGGCACCCAATTCCTATTGTTGTTGCTAAGGATGTATTTAAATATCCTGATAAGGTTAGGGAGTTTCTCCTTACCTTTCCTTACTGGGCGACTAAAGATATTACTGAAAAGGATACAACCGTTCGTCCTGGATTGACTGCTGAGATTCCTCCATTGTTTCAGTCGCAGTTCTATAAATTTCTCACAACCCCACTCAAAAAAATCTTAGGTGTTAATAACATTGGAGTTCGTGATGGGTATGTGAATTTGGAGGGTGGTAAAATGACCCTAGATAGATCATCATGCTGTTGTTGTTATCCTCATGTTGATAACGAGCTCGATGATCCTGATTATCTTCAGATGCACATCGCAGCTAACATCAACTTGTCTCATTCACCAGACCCAGTAAGAACTGGTTTCTGGTCTTGGATGGGTAGAAATAACTGGATGGACATGAATAGAGATGAGGCGAATGCCTTAAATCAGTTTTATGATAGACACGAAGATGCTAAGGCTGATTCGTGGTTTCAAATGGAAGATTACGAGAACTTCAGACTTGAAGATGCTGTAGAAATGCAGTATAATGATCTTGTAATGTACTCTACTATGCAGTTTCATAACCCATACATTCAACCCGAATGGCACAGGGACTATGATAGAATGATGTTAACAGCATTCTTTACTGTATATCCAGACGCTCTGGATTTCCCAGATTCAGATCTGGAAACTGTGGGTGCTACATGGGAAGCCTTTAGGTTGAACTCTGTATTCAATTATCATCCACAATACACCTCTGTAGTAAATTAATTATGCCTACTTATTCTAACGCTATCGCTGACGCGACACCTGATCCTCAGAAACCTGTAGCAACTCCTCCTCGCCGCCCTCGTGCGAAAGAGTTCTGGGAAGCAGAACCTGGTGATCCTGGAACTGAAGGTTGGTCTGACAACCCCGAAGATCCTACTGGTCCTCAGATTGGCAACCCTGCATCTCCAACCCCCCCTCCTGTTGCTACTCCTCCTAAGCCTGCTCCTAATGTTGTGATCACTAACACACCCACCAAGAGCACTGCAACTCATAGTAAGTATGTT